AGAATCGGGAGTCTTGCTGTTGTCTGCCATGGTAGATACCTCCTACCCCTAAAGCCTCGCTGGCGCGTTTCTACCGCGTCACAGCGAGGCCAGAGGATGCCGGGAGGAGGTATCAGATACCGTCTGCGTAGATCATAGACAGAGGGTAATAGACGCAGACTCCGCCGATGCGCATATGGCAGGGGACCTTGAATACCAGGTTCATGGCCTGCGGCGGGAATTGCTCGAATTCCTGCGGAATGATGAGCTCCACATTGTCCGGGGTGCGGGAGTAGCACACCACACGCGGACCTGTGCCCGCTTGGTCTGCGGAGTCGAGCATTGCCCATGAGTCCACATTTCGGATGTGGACTTGGTTCTCCAGGAACACCTTGAGGATGGTCCTGCTGTCCGTGCCCGGAGCCATGACCCGAGACGACACGATCTCGAATCGATTGGTCGGGAGGAGCATCGTGTCGGGCTTGAACGTCTGTTTGGAGTCCTCCACTTGGACGCGAACGATCTTGTTCATGTCGTCCAAGATCTCCGTAGGAGTTGTCGTGGGATCGTCCCAATCCCCCGTGAGATCCGTGGGAGAAGAGAGGATCGTCACGTTGGGATTGTTGAGGAAGCCCGGGAGCCCTGCGGCGGAGTCGCCGAACGCCGCGATCTGTTCGACCGTGTTGTCCATGATCCTCCGGGCAGCCGCCGCCCTCTTCTGGTCGAGTTGAGCGCCAGCCATGTTAGAGGCGCGTAGATCCTGCACGCTGTAGACATAGCCGTCCGCCAGTGATTGAAGGATCTGCGCCTTCTCTCCCGCGATGACGTCCACCAGCGGGATATCGTCCGCCCAATTGGCGATGATTTTTGCCTGCCCTGCGTAATCGTACATACGCCAGGTAAACGACATCGCGCCGTTCGGAACCTCGTGCGACACGGGCAGAAAATCCCGCGCTCGCAGATCGGGATACTTGCGCTCCCGGAGGTTGTTCATCACGTATTCGAGCTTTTTCGCGAACGTCGCGGTTTCCCCCGCATCGTTGCGCCTGCCGTTTCGCTCCGCATCGAAAGAATCCTCTTTGAAATGAGGATTGCCCATCGATGCTAGAACTGCGGCTAGGTGTCTTTGGTCGACTCTGATCCTTCTCTTCATGACTTGTTCTTTCTCCGCCGCAGCGGTGTTGTCAGGGTAGGTTGAACTCGACCAGGGCGAGATTGCCCGCCGTGGCACCCTTGAGCACCTTGGCGGCACTGACCACCGTTGCCGCTGCGGTGTTGGCGTCTCCCCGGAGCATGCCCGGGGTCCCTGCCCCGGAGCCGTTGACGATGTAGACGGGCCCCTCGTCCGTGACATCTCCTTCCGCCAGCATCCAAATCGCTCCGCGCCGCAGCACGGAGACAGCTTGGTTGATGGCGTAGAGCGGGTTTCCAGGCTCTCTCATGCTATTTAGGATGGCAACACCTTGGAACAGGTTGGAGATGTCCGTCCCGAGAGCGGGCAGCTTGCAGAGATCCCACGCCGTTGCTTTCACGACCCCCCTACCCACGGGGATCGCAACGGTAGCGAGCTTGGAGACGATGACAGAATGGCGGAGGTCTGCGACCATGCCCTCGTATGCAACGCCCGGGAATTGCGTCATGGTGATTTGCGGGATCTCGAAAGCCATGGTGTGATCTCCTTAAAACAGTTGTGTCCTCCGGGAGGAGGGCTGTCGGGACAGGATATTACCGCCGATCCTTGCTGACCGCTAGGGGCTTCTGCCAGTCCGGACGATCGTCCTCCTCATCGTCCCTTCCCTGCCGCCCGTAACCGCGTCGCGCGGCGTGCGGCGTGCTCCTTTGATCCATGCGCCCCCTCTGCTCGTCTTCATCCTCCGTGGAGTCGAGGGAGGCAACCTCCTCCACACCTTCCGTCTCCTCCGCTGGGTTGGTCTCTCCCCCGCCCGTGCCCAATTGGGCCTTCATGCTCTGAAACAGCGAGGCGAAATAGCCTTGGATGAAATCCGGGCTCTTCCCCTCCTCCTTGAAGGCAGGATCCATCGCCTTGATGGCCATGATCAAGACCTCTTGATCCGAGCCAGCCGACACGGACGCTTCCGCCGCAGCGTCGAATTTCTTTCCTCGCGCACGGTAGATGAGGCGGATCTTGTCGGTCATGTCCGCGCGAGCCTTGATCTTGGTCGCCAGCGTCTTGGGGTCGGTCGCCTCCTTGAGCTTTGCCGTGAGCTCTCCGGAGGTCTTCTCCGCCGCATCCGCCCGCCCCTTCTCCCTGTCACGCTCCGCGGTCATGCTGGTGATCTGCGTCGCCTGCTCCGAGATCTTGGCCTCTTGCGCCCTGTGGCGCTTCTCGATGGCTTGCATGCAGGCATCCGTGCCGATCTCGTAATCCACGCCATCGATCCGAACCGTCTTCATGGTCTCTCCCTTTGCCTCTGGTTGGCTTTCCACTTGTACGGCATCGCCAGAGTCGAGCCGAATCGCTACCGTTGCACCTTGTCTGCCCCACCCTTCCGGGCCGATGGCAACATGATTATAGATGATTTTGCGTTGAACGACGTCGTAAACCTGCCCGTTCCAGACTCCCGGGGTTGCATCGATGTCGCACTCATATCCGCAAGAGAGCTCTTTTCTCTCGTTCGATTTAATGAGGCGGATCGTCCCGGCATCTTGAACGAATAGAGGGGCGTCAACATGCACGCCATCCCGTCCAACCGTTTCCGAGACATGTCCTACAGCGAGATTTCGCCAGTTGTCCGGATTGACTTGCTCCTTGGGATGTAGATCCGTAACGGGAGCTCCTGCCAAAGAACGCAGAGAGTCAGGATGAAACACCTCCTCCTCCGGACGGTACTCTCGTCGGATAGACCCGTCCGCGTTCCGGTACTCGAAAACACCTATTCGTGTAGGTCTGGCAGGTATGCGCAGTCCTCCTTGAGGGGTATGCTCCGCCTTATCAAGGCGCCCGGTGTCAAACCGTTTGACTGCCACTCTCCAAGGCTACTCGTCCTCGTCCCCTTCGTCAAGCTCCGGGAGGACAGGGAAGGCCACACAACGGCATTGATAATCGTCTCCAGGGTGACCTGTCCTCCCGTCCAGGGATATCACGGGGGGAGCTGCCCATGCTTGCTTGGTCCCGTCTAGCTCATAATGCAGACCCTTAGGCCATAGGCCATTGGGGTTACCCCGGACCCTTTCATCCCCCGCCGTGGTCCAGATGTAATGGGTAATCCCTGCATTTTGATGGCGGGTCTGTGTCAGCTGACCATTCAATTTCAGGACTTGGTCTCTGGCCAGTAGGTCTGCTTTTCGGCGCGTAACACCGAATTGCTCTCGTATCGACTCCCGAAGCTCCTCTACTCGCCATCCCCCCGCTTCTGCCTGTCCTAGCAGGGTCGTAACTTGGTCTAGCTGCTCTCCTTGCAGGGACTTAATGAGGTTGACATTTCGATCCCTGAAAGCATCTAGTAGGAAGGATTGATCGCTCTTGAGCAGCTCCCTCCCTCGGATGCCTACCAGACGTCGAAACTCGATGTCGTTTTTTTTATTGACTCTTGCCGCCACTGTCCGGACGTCTTTAGACAGTTGCGTACCAGGGTCGAAACGCTCCTCTAGTCGCAAGCGGATCTCTGCCAACTTGCGATGCACGTATGTAGAGGCGTCCGCTCTAGACACTGCCCCGGAGGCGTGGACAGGGTTCTGCTCCCAACCCTGTAAAAACAGTTTTTCAAGCTCCGTTTGCCAGGATTCGAAAAAGTCAGTGATGAGGTGTTGATAGGCCAGCGATGCTGCGCGAGGAGGCTTCGCTGCCTGTAAACGCCTCCGCTGCCTGCTCAAGGCCATGGCGGGTCATCCTCCGGGAGGGGGCGGCATGGGCGGCTTGGGGCCCGGAGGAACGAGCGTGGCAGGACCCTCCCCTAGGTCGGGAGACTCCCGGAGAGCGAGGTTAACAGCGATCGGACCGTCCCAACCGGTCGCCCTACCTCTGACCTTGGCAACCTCCTCCGGGGTGAAGACCTCGTTCTGTATGTAGATGGCGTCCGCTGTAGCGATGCTCTGTCGCCGCGTCGCCTGTTCCGCAGGGGTTTCTTGCCACAGGGGGTGATACTCGATCTTGAAGCGTTCGTTTCGGTAGCCTGCTCCGATGGCGAACAGACGAATCAAGCGCATCAACTTGGGAGATAGCTCGTTTGCCTGTTGACTCTTGATCAGATCGTAGAAGATACGAACGTCGCTCGCCCCCGTAGCGTTCAGTCCCGCGGGAGCCTGTCCCATCAACAGAGTAACAGGGATTTCCGTTGCCGCTGCTAGCCTGTTTGCAGATCTGTCGAGGATGTCAGACACACCAGAGAATGTTGTCTGTACCCTGGTAAACTCCTCTCCGTGGTCTGCATCGAGGAAGATCGCACGGGACACACTGCGTAGCGTGTCAAGGAGTATGGCTCTCGTGTAGAGGGCGTCTTTCTGCCCTCCCGCAATCAT